GAAGATAATCCTAATTTTAGGGAAGATTTATTTAGAAACGCAATCACTACTGATGAAGGTTAAACCAGAAACAGGGCGAAATTTTGCCCTGTCTAGTGATAATTGAGCGATTTTAAGAGCCATACAGAGCGATTTAAATAGTTTAATGAATATTAACCTTAACCAAAAACGGAGAAAAAATGGCTAAATTTACTAGAACTGTTTTTAATGGTATTGCCTACAAAGTAGAAAAAGGTGATTTATATTATCTGGATACTTTAAGCAATAAATATGAAATGGTAAATTATTTTGAAGCTTTTACGAAAGATGAGTTGTATTTTTTAAGAAAGACTTTACCAAAATTCAATGAATATTGGGGGGAATATCTATGATTGATAAAGTTTTATTTTCAAAAAATTCTGATGAGTGGGAAACACCGCAACATTTATATGATAGATTAAACAATGAATTTGAGTTTGATTATGATATTTGTGCCAGTCATCAGAATACAAAAGTAAAAACATTTTATACAACTAAAGACCAGAACAGTTTAGATTATGATTGGTCTATGTTGTTAAAAGATGAAAATAATTTTGAACCTTTTATTTGGTGTAATCCACCTTATTCAAAAATTGGTGAGTTTGTAAAAAAAGCATACGAAGAAAGTTTAAAAGGTTGTACAGTTGTGATGTTAATTCCTAGCAGAACAGATACGAAGTATTGGCATGACTACTGCATTTATGGTCAAATACGATACATTAAAGGTAGATTAAAATTTGGTAATTCTAAAAATTCCGCACCTTTTCCTAGTTGTATCGTGGTTTTTAGTCGTAGATATGGGTTATTAGATAAAAATGATTTATCAATGAGCCAACATTTTTATATTGAAAAAATATCAATGCAAAACAAAATAAAAGGAGAAAAATAAGATGAATAAAATAATTAAATTACTTGATGAGTTAAGGGATAGAATAAGTTGCGATTATTCTATTGATGAATGGGAGGACAGTTATATCTATAAAATTATTGGTAACATTGAAAAAGAGGTAAGAAAACCTATTAAAATTTATAGGAGTCCTAGTAGATTTATTTATGATGTTCAGCCCAATTTTTCTTGGAATACTGTTGACCAGAAAATGGGAGATCCCAGAGAGAAAGAGAAAGAGAAAGAGAAAGAGAAAGTAGGGCAGATTGGCGAAAATTTGAGAGAAAAAACTTTGAACCTTGCAAAACTAACTGAATAATGATAACTTTAGTTATTATTTCTTTCCTAGTGAATCCCCTATTGTTTAACGACTTTAGGGGATTTTTTTTTGTATAATAAAAAAAAACTTGCATTACTATTTTTAATAAATTAAGATAGGTTAATATGAAGATAGATGATAAATTAAGAATTAAACAACTTGAAAACGAGAATAGGCGATATAAAAAAGCGTATAATATTCTTATGGATTATTTTGAAGATTTGTCAGAAGAAACTAGAATAGAGGTAGATGAGAGATTAAATAAGGTTAATTTATGATGAGTAAAGAAGATATTAACATTCATTTAGCAAATATGCGAAGATTAAAAATGGAACAAGTTATCAATTATTATAATGATTTAATTAAAGATTTAGACAGATTAATAAAAAGATTAGAAGATTTAGGAATAGAAGAAAATAAAGATAGTTTACACAATCTGGCATTAATACAATTAGATTTAGGAAACAGTAGGAACGAATTTCAAAAAGAATATGAAATGCAGGAAACAATTTGTGAGAAAATGTAATGTCAAGTGAAAAAATACCTATTTGCAAAACATATAAAGAGAATTTTAAATTAAAAATACAATCTTATATTTTTGAATGTGAAACTTTGCAGGAATATGAAGAAAGAGCAATGGAAGATAATATGAAATTTCCTGTTTATACAAATACTTATGTATGTAGTTTATGTAAAGGATATTGGAATGAATTTTGGAGTAAATATATATGAACAAATTGACCAATAAAAACTCAAGTTTGAAATGTGATAGGTGTTATCATTATTTTAGATATACTAAAATGTATGCTATTGGTCATAAATATGGGCAAGTGTGTATTCGTTGCCACGATATAACAATGGGAGAAATAATAAATGAGCAACAAAAAAAAATCTAAAGTTTTTAAGTTAAAAAGAAATTTTAATTATGGTGGATATGATCGTTCTATCTGGTTTGATAAAGTAAAAGCAGATGAACATATAGACGCTTTACCTTGTGATACAGAGCCAAAAGATGATTAAATGGTGTAAAAATATGTTATGGCAATGCCATAGTTGTGCTATATTTTTGCTAATGGCAAAACATAGCTATACATATACATATACCTATGCCTATACCAATACTTATACTATCAAGATAGATCAAACAAGGACAATGTAAATGAGAAGAACAACTAGGGAAGAACAATCACCTATTTTTAGGTTTTATGCTAACGATTGGTTAGCTAGTAATGACAGAGTAAAATTAAGTTTAGAAGAACAGGGTGCATATATCTTGTTATATTGTCGTTGTTGGATAAGTTTTGAAATAGAGTATGACGAAGAAGTATTAAGTAGAATGTGTAATTGTACTATTGATAAAATTCGCAGAATATTTGCAAAGTTAGTAGAAAAAGAATTTTTAGTAAAGAAAGAGCGAAACGGAAAAACTTATTTTATATGCGTTCAAGCGGAGCAGGAAAGAAAAGAACAAGCTATAAACAGAGTTAAAAAACAAAAAGCAGGGAAACTTGGTGCTAAAATTAGGTGGGGTAAATAATGGAATTAGTTTTATTATACATTGCATTTGGTTTATCTTGGTATTGGTGGGAGAATAAAAAATGATGTATTACGATTTTTTATATCCATTTGGTTTAACAAATAGTTTTCAAACTTTTTGCGATAAAGGAAAAAACAAAAGATTAATTAAACAATTACACGGACATATTGACGAGCATATAGATGAACTGTCAGAATTAAATCAAAAGGGTGCAGGAGTTTATTTTACTGTCAATGAAACTGATTTGCAGGGCAGAACAACTAAAAACATTAAAAAGATAAGAGCGGTATTTTGTGATTTTGACGGAACACCAATGCCAGAAAAGTTTGATGTGTTACCGCATTTTATAGTAAATACAAGTCCTAATAAATATCATACCTATTGGCTAGTAAAAGATATGCCACTAGAAAGTTTTACTCTTTACCAACAGGCATTAGCAAGTAAGTTTGGAAGTGATCCTGTTGTAAAAGATTTACCTAGAATAATGAGATGTGCAGGTTTTTGGCACAATAAAAAAGAGCCATATCCTGTAAAGGTAGTTAAACAAAACATAATGCCAGAATATACAAAAGAAGAAATTAGAGATGGTTTTGGTTTAGAAAGACCAAAAAAAAGAGTGTTTATACATAATCCAAATTATGCACACAAATATACAGGCGGTATGACAGGAGCAACACAAGGCGATAGGCACGCTAAATTAGTAAAAATGGTAATTTCAATAATTAAGCGTGGCGAGGAATATCAGTATGCAAAAGCTGAAGTATTAAAGTTTAATAGTATGTGTAATCCGCCAGATACAGAGCAGGAAGTATTATGGCAATTAGACGATATGTGGAGAAGATATGCAACTTCGTGAATATCAAGAGTTTGCTATAGAACAAATAAAACAAAAATTTCAACAAGGAAATAAAAAAGTTTTATTAGTTGCTCCAACAGGTAGCGGTAAAACTGTTATTGCAAGTAGAATGATAGAAAAAGCAAGAAAGAAAAATAAATGTTGTTTGTTTGTTGCTCACCGCAGAGAGTTAGTAATGCAATGTTCTAATAAATTACATCAATTTGGAATTGATGCAGGGGTGATAATGGCAGGTATTACAGGTAGTTATTTACACAATACACAAGTGGCAAGTATTCAAACTTATAATGCCAGAAAAGATAATGACGATTTTATTAAACCAGATGCAGATTTGATTATTTTAGACGAAGCACATAGATCAACGAGTGATACATTTAAAAAATTATTAGAAGAATATCCAGATGCCTATGTCGTGGGATTAACCGCAACACCAATTAGAAATGACGGAAAACCACTTGGCAATATTTATGATGAGTTAGTAGAGAGTAGCAATATAAGAGATTTAACTGCACAAGGGTATCTTGTTAAGAACAGAGTTTTTGCACCTAGTATTCCAGATTTGCAGGGATTAAAAATTTCTATGGGCGATTATGATAAAACAGAATTAGATAAAAGAATGAATAAAACAAAATTAGTTGGCGATACTGTAACTCATTGGATTAAGTTTGCAGAGAATAGACCAACTGTTGTTTTTGCTAGTAGTATTGCTCATAGTAAATATATAGCTAACATATTTAACCAAAATGGTGTACCTGCAGGGCATATTGATAGTGAAATGAATGATGAAGATAGAGAGCAAGTGTTAAAAGATTTGCAGGAAGATAAAATTAAAGTGCTGTCAAATTGTATGATACTGACGGAGGGGTGGGATTGTCCAAAAGTTTCTTGTGTAGTGATTTGTCGCCCTACAAAATCTTATGGAATGTATTTGCAAATGGTAGGTAGATCATTAAGACCACACCCAGATAAAAACGACACATTAATAATAGATCATAGTGGTTGCATATATGAACACGGATTTCCAGAAGATGTACCTAAATGGGAATTAAAACGCAGGGAAGAAAAAGAAAGAAAAAAGAAAGACCCTGTACCTATTGAAAAACAACCTTATACTTGTGTTAAATGTGATTTTGTTTATAAACCTACAAAAGAAGAACCAGAATGTCCAAACTGTTCTCACATACCAACTAAAAAAGAACAGATTATGTTAATTAAACAAGGTAGATTAATAGAATTACCAAAAATGAAAGAAACAAAAGCAGAAGATAAGAAAAGGTTTTATGCCCAACTATTGTTTATTGCAAAACAAAAAGGGTATAAAGAGGGGTGGGCAAGTCATACTTTTAGAGAAAAATTCCATCACTTTCCCCATTCTAAAATGGTCTTGCCCATACCACCTACAAACGAAGTGCATAATTTTATTAAGCATTTACAAATTAAAAAAGCTAAATCAAAAGGAGTTAGATTATGAAAAAATATAAAAATTTATACAGATGTATAGTTACAACTACTGAAACAACTTATGTTAAAGCAGATTGTGAAGAAGATGTTAAAGAAATGGCAATTTGTGGTCAAATTAACTCAATAACTGACCCACAAGTATTTGTTTCTGATATAGAAAAAGTAGGAGAGTAATTAATGAGTGAACAAGAATTAGAAAAACGAATGGAAGAAATAAGAAAAATTGGAGAGTCTTATGCAAAAGCTAAAGCGACTCTAAATTTTCACGAAAACAATAGAAAAATAGAATTAGCCAAAATGATGAAAATAAAAATGTCAGGCAATGAAAAAATGAGTGTTGCAAAAGCGGATCTTGAATCACGAGCAACAGAAGAATATCAAAAATTATGTAAAGAATTATCTCAAGCAGTAGAAGAAGAATCAAGACTCTGGTGGGAGCGAAAAATTATTGAGATGAAGTTTGACTATTGGAAAGTAAATCAATTTGCAGTAATGAGTGAACGAAAAAAATATGGTGCGTAAAAAACCCACATTAAAAGAACAACGACATATGGATAAAGTTGTTAGTTTAGGTTGCATTGCCTGTCGTAAATTAGGAATTTATGATTCGCCTGCAGAAATTCATCACATAAGAAATAAAACAGGTATGGGAAAAAGGTCTAGCCATATGCTAGTTTTACCTTTATGCCCTAATCATCATAGAAATTCTAACGAAAGTTATCATTATTCTCCTAAAAAATTTGAAAATCGTTTTGGTAGCCAAATAAAGCTCCTAGAGGAGGTTTTAAATCTTTTGGGTAGTATCAATCCTTAAACCACTTCAACCACTCTCCAGCGGTCTTATCTTTATGCCATTTTCTCCAATGTAGTTCAGTTATACACACATACCATTCAAATTCATATTTTTGTTTTAATTCGTGTATTGCGACTTTACAATTATCATATAAGTTGTGAAAAACTACCGCTTGTTCTTTTGGATATGTCAACAAGGCAACAACAACAAATAAAGTTTTCATTTTAAAAACTTAAATCTGGTCTAATATATTCTAATTTGTAATCACCAAAACTTGCAATCTGGTACGCCCTTAATTGTGGTATGACTTCCCATTTAGAAACTGCAGGGTGAGATATATTTAATTTTTCAGATAAGTTTTTACCGCCATACTTGGCTACAATTTCTTTTTTTCGTTGTATTGCTAGATCGTATTTATTAATCATATTGTAAATCTATAAAAAAAATTAACATATGTCAATATTTAGTTGACTATATAATTAATAAAGTTATACTTAACCAAAGTAAAACTTAAATATAAGGAGAAAATTATGAGTTTAGTAATGTCAGAAGATAGTAAACCAAAATATCCAACAATTCCACTTGGTGTTCAAAAAGCTAGATGTATTAGTGTAATAGATTTAGGTACACAGGAAAATAATTGGCAAGGAGAAACATCTTGGAAACGACAAGTATTGTTTGAATGGGAAGTTCCAGAACATACTAATAATGATAACGACCCACTAACTATAAGCAAATTTTATAATGTATCATTTTACGAAAAATCAAATCTATCTAAAGATTTAACTTCGTGGAGAGGTAAGCCATTTTCTGCTCAAGAGAAAAAGCAATTTAATTTAGGCGATATGTTGGGTGAAACTTGTCAAATACAGATAATGGAAAAAGATAATGGTAAGCAACATATTGTAAGCATTATGCCACTTAAAGATGATATAAACCAACAGTATCATAAGTCTAAATTATTTAGTATAGAAGATTATCAAAAGGGTAATAAGGAAGTATTCAATCAAATTAGAGAGGGTATTAGAAACATTATTTTAAGATCAAGTGAATTAACTAAAGAAGAAGAAAGTAGTGGTAATGTACCATTTTAAAGACGGAATGATAGAATACATAAATAAAGACGGATATATTGTGGATCTTCGTGGCACAATAGTAAAAGACCATCACGGCAGAGATATTTTTGTGCCAGAAGAATATAGAAAATATTATAAGGTATTGGATAAGTAATGTTAGAATACATAATCTTGACTATTTGGGTAGAGTATAATGATAAATTGCACGAACATTATAAACTTACGCCATACTCTTGTGAATCCGCAGTAGAAAAATTGTACGAAGAGTATAAAGATAAGCCAACAAAACTTATTGCAGTTAAATGTGATAATTATACAGAATTTGAAGTAAACAAACCACTAATGGAGTTGTATCGTGAAAATAACTAATCATTCAAACTTACCTGCCTGTTTAGTCAGAGCAGTAGAAAACGATCCTTATGATGCGTCAAAGTCAGATATATCTGCAACACGCATAATTACACCACCTAGAATAAGAATTTTGGAAAAACGGAATTGGGATTTATTAGAAGAAGATGTGTCAGATAGAATATGGTCATTACTTGGACAATCAGTACATCATATTATTGAGCGATCTGCACGAAGAACAGATATAGCAGAAAAAACTTTGTTCTATAAAGATGATGATATTACAAATGGGTGGAAAATTTCTGGCACATTTGATTTGCTTACAGGCGAGGGTAATCTTATTGATTTTAAAACCACCTCTGCATATTCCGCTATTAGTTCGTCAGAAAGTGGCAAACCAGAATGGGAGCAACAATTAAATGTATTAGATTTTTTATGTAGAAAAAACCAAAATGAATTAACTGTTGGTAGTAAAAATATACAAGTAAAAGATTTGTCTATTGTTGCGGTGTTAAGAGATTGGTCTATTAACAGAGTAGAAAAAGATGATAGATACCCAAAGAAACAAGCTATGACTATTCCTATTAGAAAATGGACAGATCAAGAACAAGAGGATTTTATTAGAGAGCGAATTAAATTACATCAAGATTCTGAAACTGCAGATAAACTTCCATTATGCACCGCAGAGGAGCGTTGGAGAAAAGAAGATCAATACGCAGTTATTAAAGATGGTAGAAAAACTGCATTACGATTATTGCCTACCAGAGAAGATGCATTACAATATTTAAAAGATAAAAATATGATAGAAAATAAAGGTTGTGCTATTGTGCATAGAGCAGGAGAAGATGTTAGATGTAAAAATTACTGCAAAGTTAATCAGTTTTGTAGTCATTATATGGGTGTAGGCACTTAACTAAAATACACTTGATTTGCCCACGATCTAGTCTAACATACACATTATGTGGGATAAAATTAAAGATAAAATTGAAGAAGTTGTAAGTAATTGGACTATTTATAATTGGGTAGAAATTACTTTGTTACTTCTTATATTATGGAATGTCTGGTAATATAAGTTACGCAGATTGGCGAAATTATGTTTCAAGCAATAATAGGACCTGTTGCTAAATTAGCATCCACTTGGATTCAAGGAAAACAAGAAAAAGCTAAACTTAAAACGCAAGTAGAACTTACTAAATTACAAGCTACAAAAAAACAAATAGAATCAGATGGCACTTGGGAAGAAAAAGCAATGTCCGCATCTGATAATTCGTGGAAAGACGAAGCATGGACACTTACCTTTATTGCTATAATTTTAGCATCTTTTATACCTGCATTACAACCTTATATGAAACAAGGATTTATTTTTCTTAAAAACGATTGTCCAGAATGGATCAGTTGGGGAATTCTTGCATCTATTGGTGGATCTTTTGGCTTAAAAAGTATAGCACAATTTAGAAAGTAATGTTTTACGATTTAGATAAAGTAAAAGAACGAATTAAAACTCACGAAGGTTTTGTTAATTATGTCTATAAAGACACATTAGGTAAACGAACAGTAGGTTATGGACATTTATGTACAGATGATGAAAATTGGGAAGATGGTAAATGTTATGATAATAGTTATTTAAATGATGTTTTTGAAATAGATTTTATGGAAGCAACTAAACAAGCAGAAGAATTAATAGGTAATTTAGTTTTAGAAAATAAAGCAAATGAAATTATATTAGAAATGGTATTTCAATTAGGAAAAACAGGTGTAAGTAAATTTAAAAAAATGTGGGAAGCGTTATCTGGGCAAGATTATAATAAAGCCGCAGATGAAATGTTAGATTCAAAATGGGCAAAACAAACTAAAAACAGAGCAGAATCCCTAGCCAAAATAATGCGTAGTCTTGCATAATCCACAGAATATGGTACTTTTAACCTGTGGATAACTTTTTATGTACAAAAGAATATTAGTTATAAGCGACCTACATATTCCTTATCATCATAAGGATAGTTTTGATTTTTTAAAAGAAATAAAAAAACAATACAAACCAGACTTTATTGTAAATATTGGTGATCTATTAGATTTTCACGCAATAAGTATGCATTCACATAATCCAGATTTACCTTCAGCAGGTGATGAATTAAAATTATCTAAACAATATGTAAAAGAATTAGAGTCTATATTTCCTAATATGATAGAAGTAGAAAGCAATCATTCTAGTTTAGTATATAGACGAGCATTACGATATGGAATGAGTAAAGAATTTTTAAAAAATTATGGAGATTTTCTTGGTACAAAAAAATGGGAATGGGTAGATGATTTAACACTAGAAATGTCTAACAAACAAAAATGTTTTTTTACACACGGAAGAGCAACAGATATTTTAAAAGTATCACAAACTATGGGAATGTCAGCAGTACAAGGACATTACCATACAAAATTTTTAATACAATGGTGGGCAAATCCAGACAATTTATTTTTTGCTATGAATGTAGGTTGTTTAATAAACCAAAAAAGTATGGCGTTTGCATACGCTAAAAATTTTAGAACAAGATTTATTATTGGTTGTGGAATTATTATAGATGGCGTACCTAAATTATTACCTATGATATTAAATAATAAAGGTAAATGGATTAAAAAATTAGTATAATAATATATAAAATTCTATTATCGCAAATGCTATAACAATTATACTAGCACCAATCCACATTAATATATTTAATCTTTTTCGTTTTTCTTGTTGTTGTTTTTTTAATGCGTCTTTATGTGCTTTTCTTTGTCGTGCTATTTCTTTTTGTAACGCTTCCCATTGAACTAACCCATCTGGTGCATATAATAAAAATATTTCCCTTAATTCTTTACGCATTTTTTCTATTTCCATTTTGCGTAAATGTGCGGCAATAGCATTTTTTTCAATACTACTAAACTTACCAAACATACTTTTACCTTTATTGCTAGAGTGGGTATCTATATGAGCTTCTGCATCTGCCCATTTCATTATTGGACTAGCTAATTCACTTAAGTCTTTACCTACTTTTATACCTTGTTGAATTAATCCTATGGCACTTTTTGTTGCGGCAAATGCTGTTAATGGATCTATTAACATAAAACATTATGCTTTCTTGTTATTTTGTGCAAATTTTCTCGCAGATGCAACACTACCAAATCCCCATTTTTTTAATGCTAATGCTTTCCTTGTAGGTCTGCCTTTACTATCTTTCATAGGACCTTTCATTCCTGCAAACCTTGCCGCAAAACTAACTCGTCTAGGATTTTTACCTTTTTTAACAGGAGGTTTTAAATTAGCACCTTCTTTTTGTTTAAAATATTTTCTTCCTGCCGCTGTTAATCCACCTGTTTTACTTTTGTGTTCTTTTCTCATATAACTTTCATTGCTACTACTAATATAAACGATACTGTAGATATAGTAGATGCCATAATTAACATTTCTAATCTTTTTATTCTACCTTCTAATTTATCTAATTGCAATCTTGTCATATCTCTATACACAGCACATTCTCTTTCGTGTGCTTCTAATTCAGTAGCTACATTTTGAATAGTTTTATTAGACATTATTTAGGTTTCTCTGGCATAGTTACAGCTTTTGCTTTATCAACTGTATCAACACCTTTGGTTATATCTCTTAACTTCTGACGCCAAACTTTCCATTCTGTTTTTTTATCATCAGTTAATTGATTGTCATTGTTAACTGTCCATTCGGTTTTATCTAAAAGTTCAGTTCTTTCTTCACGAATACTAGCCATCAGTCTGTCATACTCACCTTTAGCCCATTCAACATCTCTAGCTTCTAGTTCTTTGATTTCATCAGCAGTTAACTTTACTTTTTTATCATTAACTATTTTATGTGTATAAATAGACATATTTAACTCCTTTTTATTTTGGAAATTTATCCTTTACAGCTTTAATGGTTTTTTTCCACTCATCTATTCCTTTATGATAAATAGTATCTAGTTGATCTTCTATCGTTGGATATTCTTTTTTTCTTTGCATTTTATATTCATTAGCTTTATCTACTTTATCTAACTCTGTTTTTTTAGTTTTTATTTGATCAACAGTTATTTTATTTGGATTGTCGTCAAACCAAGTAATTTTATCATAATCTTCACCTACAACTTTTACTCTTGCTTTTGAATCTAAAGCTAATATTGCATCTACTATATAAGCCATTACGCACCTATCTCCATTAAAGTTATACTTGATGATGTTATTGCAGTTTCTTTATTATTATAACTGTAACCACCGCCATTCACTACTAAATTTTTTGCACTAATAGAACTACCAAAATCGTGAATATAACTTTTTATATTATAAGTTGTTGCTGATGTAGTGTTTGGAGAATCCAAATAAAATCCTGTAAGTATTTTATCTGGCTGTGAGTAATTTACTTGTTCAGTAGCACTATGTGTTGTGCCAACACCAGAATTCCAACTTGACGCATCACCACTTCCAATTTCAGTTGAACCTCTATACATTACTAATCCAAAATGTTTGTTACCATCAGTTGTACAACTTACACATAAATTAACTTTAATTAAAATTTTACTAGATGTTGCACTTGGTGTAATTGCTTGACTTAATACTGTAGCTTGTGCATCTATGCTTGTATTAGAATATGTTGCATATTGGTCATCATGATTTTGTATAACTTGTAATATTTTACCACCTAAACCAGTTGGTAATGCAGTTACACTAGATAAAGTATTATTGTTTGCTTTAATTATTGCCATTAGCTTTTCACTATTCCATATAAAGTAAATGTTCCACTAGCTATATTACCAGAAGAAAAATATAATCTTATATAATTTGTTGCCGCACCTTGATCTAAATATGCCGCAAAATTACCATGATAATAATAGTTGTTACTGTTATGTGCTATAAAATCAACCTTTGCAGTTGTACCACCTTGTGATGAATTATTAACATTATTAAGATGAACAGTATAAGTAGCACTTTCTCCAGAAGCTGTCCCTATAGCGGCACCACCTATAATATCCCAATATGTTTGATTGGCTAGATACCCACAAGCCGCAATATTACCATTATCCATTCTTTGATAAATACCATTTGAATACCACCCTTGTGTCATATTTCCACCATTTTGGTCAGATGTAAACATTCTTATATAAGCACCATCAGATGTAGGTACAACCCTAGACGCTTTTATTATATAGTCATCATAAGTAGAATTTATATAAGTATTATTAAACTCAACATAAGCTGTAGATGTAGATATTGTTGTTCTAAGTAAAAATTTCAAACCTCCACTTGGTGCATCAACAAAACTTAAATTACCAGAACCATCTGATTGTAACATTTTATTTGCCGCAGGTGCTGTGCTTGGGAGGACTAATGTATAACTCTGCCCTGCCGAATGTGGAGGTGATTTAATCTTAACTCCATGACTATTTTGAGAACAATTAAGTTGTATTGCTCCATCTGTACTACCACCATCTCCTTTACTAATTATAGTAGGTGCAGTAGCTAACTTATCATTCGTTACAGTATTGTCGCTAGGTGTTCCAATATCTAAAACATCTCCTAATGCTAAAATAAAATCCACAGAGTCGCCTGTAGTGAGGTTGCTAGCAAAAGTCAAAGTACTGCCTGAAACGCTGAAAGAATCTTGTGGTGCTTGTATCACCCCATTTAGACTTATTATAAGATGATTTGCTGAAGCGGGACTATAGTTAACGGAGTTATATTGTAGAGTATATGCCGCTTGACCATTAACTACAGATATAGTATCTAACTTTTTATATGCACCAATTTCTGGTTGTTTTCCTACATATGGCATTATGAATCCTTTAATGATATAATTTCTAAATGAGGTACTATAAGTTGAGTAGCACTTCCTCCATCCCATAAACCTGTTTGATGTAATTTAGCTTGATTACCACTATTATATTCTCTAACTGACATTTTCATAACTTTAGCACCAGACCAAGAAGTAATATCTCCATGTGCTGTATTTGCTGAATCTGCATTACAATTAATTGTATAAGAATATGTATGTACCATTGATGTATAATATCCATAAATAGTTTGTCTTGCATCTGTAACTTCAGTACCATCTAACAACAGTTTCATGTGCATACCTGTATAAGCAGAACCATCATATTGACAATTAAATGTATATCTATATATGACTCTAGTAGTTCCTGAAGGAGCGGTATAAGAAATACTTGACCCTGTTGCATCTGCATACGAAGTTGATAAACTTTGAACTGCTGTAATATCAGGCATTGTATATGTTCCGCTAGGTACTGTTACTTGTGTACCATTACAAGGACTAGATAAAATTTCTAAAATGTTTGATGCTGACACAGCACCAGATGCTATACTTGCTGATAATATTTTACTTAATGGCATTTAATCTTTCTCCCTAGTTGGAAATTTTATATTTTTGCATTTGTCTAATGTTGTAACACCATTAGTTAAATCTCTTAATGCTTGTCTATATTTTTTCAAAGATTCAGAAACTGTTTGACCTGTTTCTAAACATTTTAAAACTTCCCAATCTGTTGACATTAATATATGATTTCTTTCCATTCTAATTGCGTCAATTGCTGATTCAAATTCTTTAGACATCTTAACTATCCTTTAATGCAGTTATTGTTAAAATTGGTGCTTTATATTGAAAACCATTTCCAGACCCAGATAGTCCTCCTCCATCCCAATAGATAAGTCCATGTGCTCTTGCAGTATTAGTAGAACCACCAGAACCATCAGTATACTCTCTTGCTTGTATTTTTAGGGTTTTAGCGGAGGACCAAGACGCTAAATTTGCATTTGTTGTATCTGCACTACCTGTAATACTTATTATAAATCTTAATTCTTGAAGCATAATTGTATATGCTCCGTAAAGAGTTGTTCTATATCTAGTTGCTTCGTCAGAATCCACAAAAAATTTATAGTGTGCTAAAGGATAATCACCATCTCTTGTGAATATGTGTTGAAAACTATAGATAACTTGTTTCGTACCACTTGGAGGAGTATATGCTATTTCTGAACCAGTTAAATCTGCATAACTTCCAGTCAAACTTTGAACTGCTGTAACATTAGGCATAGTGTATGTACCACTAGGAACTGTTACTGAACGACCATCACAAACACCTGTAAGAATCTCAAGAACATTTGACCCACTTACAGTTGCAAAACTATTATCACCTCTTAAAAATGTGCTACTATTTTTTGTGCCTGTGGCTGACAACTGTGCCATTCCAACACTACCATTTGCAGGATTTACTGTACCTACCGCTTTTCCTAAATATACACAATACATATCATCTGATCCTGCTGTTGCCGCAGTTAGTGTTAAACTTGTACCAGACGCAGAATACGCATATGTAGGTTCTTGCCTTACATTGTTTATAAATAATGCAATATCGTTAGCACTTGTTACTGATTGTGATAATGTATAACTTGCTGTTGCACTAACAGAAAAATCTTGTTTTACCAAAGAATGAAAAGATGTTGCAGGTTTATGACCTATATATGGCATTTATATCTCCTATGAACTAATTGCATCTACTGCACTTACCCAAACATCTAAAGAACTAGCTGTATCACTTATTACTTTTAATGCATCTCCAGATTGGACAACAAATTTTGCTCCACCATCTAATACTTGTAAAGCTGAACCTGCAGGTATAGATACATCTTTTACAAGACTAATATCATTAGAACCATCATTAATATAACAATGCACAACTATTGCATTAGTTGTTACATTTGCCAAACTAATACCTACAATAGTGTCATAACTATTTGCTGTAAATACTGTTGTAGCACCTGTTCCTACTGCATTACTTGTATATCTTCTAAAATCCTGTGCCATAATCTATCCTTTCTTTTATATCACAAGGCAATGGACATAGCAATACTAAAACCATTTGTTGCAAAACCAGAAGTGCTTACTGCTACATCTTCCCAAGCTGATCCATTGTAAACTCTCATAGCATTACTAGATGTATTAAAATATAAATCTCCTGCATTTAATGCATCTCCATCATTGTCAGTTGATGGATCACTTGCTTTTGCTCCTAAATATGTATCATCAAAACTATCTGCACTTGCCGCCGCCGCCGCCGCTGATGAAGCCGCCGCTGTTGCAGAATTAGACGCATTAGTTGCGTGTCCACTAGCTGTACTTGCACTATTTGCTGATGCTGTTGCAGAATTAGACGCATTAGTTGCTTGGGTACTTGCTGTACTAGCTGAATTTGCCGCATTAGTTGCAGATGTTGTTGCACTTGCCGCATCTACTAATAAATCCCATTTTGCACTATCTGTATTACTTGTTAATGGTAATGAACCGCTAGATGTATGTGCAGTATTTGCCATAAATATATTGTTAGTATTTGTATCTTTAACAATATCCCTAATGCCATAAGCTGTACTTGCCGCCCAATTTCCTTTATTTGAACCAATTTCGTTTGTTACTGCTAGTTCTCCTGCAGTATCAAATCCTAATACTTTACCACTTCTATCTGATACACTTTCTGTAAAATCTGCAGAAGTAAAAGTATTTGCTTTTGAAAATTTAATACATCTATTAATTTGTTCTTGTAATTCTTGTGATATAGATAAATTTTTATCAAATGCTCCTTCAACACTATCTGCAGTAAACGGATCATTTTCAACTAAATCTAATGTTTGTGTTTGTGTTGTATCTCGTCTTATAACAACTGTTTCTGTAGCTGAAGGTATATTGCCAGATGTAAACACTACATTACCACCACTAGCTTCTCCTGCACCTGTTACAGTATAATGTGTAGTAATTGTTTTAACAGTTTCTAATCCTGTAGACGATCTAATAACTACTTCAATATCTGCAGTTGTAGATATTTTAAATGTATATGCAAATGTATCATTAGATCCATTACCAGAATAACTGTTTTTAATTGTTGTTGTTGTAATAGTCATAATTAAAATATTATAATATTATTCTGCAAAATTGTCCAAATGATTTTGAACTTTTTGTAGCATAAATATTTGTTCTTCCTTTGATTGTGCTGTAAGTAGTTCATATACAAATCCTTGCAATTCAGAATCACCTACAAGTTGTTTTGCTGTAAATGCATTATTAAGAAAATCTATATTTTCTCTATCTAATACTTCTATTATTTCATCTTCAGTTAAAGGTTCTAATTCTCTGTCATCTCCAAACAATTTTAATACTGCTGATTCATAATCTAATCGGTCTTGTGCTTTATATGTTCTAAATTCTTTTTTACTTTCTTTCATTAATTTTGCAACAGGATCTTGACCTACTTTAAAAAATTGTTGTATTCCTTTACCTATTATTGGAATGCCTGTTATTTCTTCAAATTCTCTCATTATTGCTTTTTCATCATCTGATTGAAAAGTATAATAACTACCTGTTATATAATTGTTCATAAGATATTTAGTATATTCTGCCCACGCCTTTGGATCAAATCTTCCTTCTCTTGCTTTTTGTATTTTATCTTGTATTGCACCTCTTTGTCTATATGTATCATAAGGGTTACCACCATTTATCATTGTAATAATATCACCCATAATTCCAAAAATAGGATTTAATGATGGTGTACCTTCTTTACCTATTTGAGATATAATACTATAATCTCTATTAGTTTGTAAATTTTGTTTGCCAAGATTTTCTTCTATGTTATAGCCACCAAATTGTTCTGATGCTACGCCATCAAATTTACTTAATATTCTATACCATATACCATTAAATAATCTTTCTTCTGGAGAAAATGGTATTTTAAAATACACAACTTTACCACTTGGTGTACGACCAAAAGGTATTGGTACTGAGTTTTTTCTATCCCAATCATTTACACCTAACATTAATTCTTGATGATCTTTGCCAAATATTCCCCATAATGCCATTTTACTAATTAATACTCCAGATCCACTTATCATCATCCATCTTGTTAACACTCCTTTAGGATCTCGTTTAGCGTGATTATACACTCTTTCTAAACCTCTTACATATGGTCCAAAATACAACATAAATGCATTTGTTAATTTATGATAATATCCTTTTTTTGCATAGTTTACTGTACCAACATCATTAGCCGCCCTTATAGTTAAATCTTGTATGTCAAGTGGAATATTTTGTTTTTTTGCTTGTGCTTCTTTTTGTAAAACAAATCCAACTTTTACTAATCTATCGTATGTTCTTCCACCTTTTCCAATAGCATTAAACAAATTACCTACTGTTCGTGTTAACATATTTCTATAATCTTTTTCATTTTTTACAACTTTAGACATAACTCTATCTAACATTATATCTTCTTCTTTTACTAAACCTTTTTTAACTAATTTGTTAAAATATGCCTGTTGTCCTCTATAACCTTCACTTAATGGCATTAAAATACCTTCTTTTGCCATCATTTCTGCAATATCTGGTCGTAATAATTTTTTTCCCAATTTAGATTTTACAGGTTTACTTTTGCCAAAAACACTATATATAGACGGACCTATAGCTTTTATTAAATATGGTAAAAATGGATCTTTACTAAATAATAATTTAACATCTTTGTTTAATATAATTGTAGTTTTAATATCGTCTATTAATGCTTTATTCCACCACAATACATTATATTCTGTGTAAAACTTTTTAAATAATAACCCTGTATCTCCTAATGCATTAAATAATGCGTTGTTATAAATTACATCTGATTCAAAACCTCTAGCAATTTTTTTATCAATATAATATCTTTTAACTACAGATTCTGCTTTTGACCTACCTGTTTTTGGATCTACAACTAATTCAAGATCTTTAAATGTAAATAACTCCATACCTGCAGGTGGTTTCTTTACTTTACCTTTTCCTACCATTTTAGCTTTTTCAATTAGTTTAGGTGGTATAAATTTTTTAGTTTTAGGATCAAATTTAGCATCAAACATTAATAATTTATCACCTCTTGAATTTAATAAAAAATCTGCAGTTGCGGCTTTAAATCTATTTCGTCTTGCATAACTAACTAATAACAAATCTTTTTCTATAGTTGCTAAAAATGGATTTATAATATCATCTAATGTTCCTTTAGTTTTTCTTACTGATCCACTTGCATAATAATCTGATTCTAAATCTTTAATATTTTTTTCAATATATTTACTAACAGAAAATGTTATGTATTGTCTGTTATCCATTATTTTAGCAAGATCATCTGATCCTATAATATTACCTTCTTTTAATTCTGGTAAAATATATTCTTGTCTTATTTTGTAAAAATCATCTGCTATTTTATATAATTCTGGGTGTAACTCTTTATAATATTTAAGTGTTTCTTCTACAGGTCGTTTAGTTATTTCTTGATATAGAGAAGGTTTTTCTTTTTTTAACACACCTAATGGATTTGCAAAATTTTCTCGTTGTTTACTTTCTGCTAAATTTCTTAAAAACAACATTGTGCCTAAATTTTCTGGAGTATAATTAAATTTTTCTAACTGATTTAATACACGATTTTTCATTTGATTTACATATGGTTCAGTAATTGACCACCTGTTTAAATATCGTTGCATTCTATATTCATTTTCTTTTGCTAAATCATTAATCCATCTTTTAGTATCATTAGACCATCTTTGTATTAAATAAAAAAATTTATCTATATATTGCGAACCTATTGTGTCCATAACCCTATTTCCTAATTTGTCATAAGGTAAATTCAAATATGCATCTGTTGTTTTTTTTGCTGATCGTTGTTGCATTTTTTCAATATTCATTATTGTTCTTGAATATCGTGCATCTGGACCTGCCATAAACGAATTTTGTATATCCTCATACAATGATTTAAATTCTGGTTTTTTATCCATATAATTCATAAACACTTCATACGATTTTGGTGCATTATTTTTTGTCCATTTATTTCTTAATAAAAATGCCATCATAAAATCAGCAAATAATTCTCTAGGATTATCTCTATATTTTGTATATTTAGGATTTCTATTTCTATCAAAAGGTTTCCACGCTTGTGATAATTTTTTAAGTTCTAGTGTTATTTCTTCTTTAGATACCAAGCCACGCTTTCTAATTTCTTTAGTAAATAATTTTTGGAATATTTCGTTAGCTTTATCTGATAATTTAGGATCTACTTTTTTACCATTTACTTTATCTACTATTGCTTTTATATAAGGACTTGTCATTCCTTTCATAGCATCTTTTACTACTTGTTTTTTTAGTGCATCTGATAACTTTACAAATGCTTCATAAAATTCTTTTGGAATTGTATCTCTAGCTTTAGGATCATTAAATATTTTTAATACAGTTTCTGGACCAACTCTTAATGCATTTAATTCTGCATCTGTTTGTTTTTCTGCTCGTTTAGCAATAGCTTCGGCTCTTTTTTTTAATTTATTTATTTCTGTTTTATTTAATGGCTCTGCACCTTTACCTTTTCCATCAATCCATTGATTACCAAATCTTTTAAAACTACCTAATGATCCTAAAATATTACCTCTAGCCATTGTGCTATCACTTACAAAATCTAATAAATGACCTAACTCGTGTGCAAATACTTGTGTTATTGCTCTAGGATCGCTTTGCAATGCTTCATTAATTACTATTTTAATTCTAGGATCTTTAGGATCTAATCCTTGTATAGATTGAAAAAATCCTCTTGTTGTAGGATCTCTTGGTGTTTTTAATTCTGGAACTTTATCTATTAATATTCTTGACAACTCTACAAGATCTTCTAAATCCAATCCCATTGCATTATTATATAAATCTTTCCAACCATCTTTTGTTGCTCCAGATGGTGGTGGATCATTAGGGATTCCCCAA